CGTAGGCCCGGTCCAGCACTCTAATGATCATTTCCAGCTGCGAGCCATATTTGCGCTCGAATGCCAGGCGGTCGTTATGCAGTTCGGTATGATGTTTTCGGCAAAGTGGAATGGAGAAGATGTCGTGGGCTTTTGTTGCCATGCCACCCTGCCCCCATCCGATTAAGTGATGCGGGTCGTCTGATTGCTGCTGGCAGCATTCGCAGGGCTGCGTTTTCACCCAATTCAGATAATCGCGACTTTCCCAGCGCAGACGCTTTGGGCGCCGCATGAAAGACTGAGGCGGCGCTTGATCCACCACCACACCCACCAGCGGTTCTGTCAGAGCATCAGGCAGGTCAACGGCTGACACTAATTCCCCAAGGATGCTGGTGGCCGGTACTGCAGGCGTAATATCGCTTTCGCGACCAATCCTGCTTTCTTCAGGTAAACGAAGTGCTTCCCGGGCGCAACATTCCGGTAAGGCATCCGTTACAGTCTTACGAACAGCCCACCAGCTGAGTTCAGCGAGGGAAATCTCGCGGCTTTTGTCGATACCGAGAGAGATACGAATAGAATCCAGAACAAAGGCAATTACGTTTCTGCGTGCCACCTCTGCCAGCGCCTCGGTATGCTGCTCTCGCAACTGAATGTCGCAATAGCCACAAAGCAGGATGGAGCCCGGCTCATGGTGCATGATGGTTAGTTCATGATAGTGGTAATCACTGTGAGCACACTGGCAATGTCCGCCACCATACTTCAGCAACCAGTAATCAAGCCCGCTTATGCCACCAGCTGCAGTCAGTACCTTTTTATTCAAAAAGAAGCTTCGCAGCTGCTCATTTTCAGCCAGTGGCTGCCGCACATCTGAAACACGACCAGTTTGATACCCGGCCATACTTTCTGGCTGGCGCTCGATCAGCACTCTTCCTGCGGTGAACAACTCCATCAGCTCTCTGCCCGGCTTCAACAGAACGACACCCAGCTCTCTCGCAATAACAGGTTGAAGAAGAGCACGCATCACTCGCTCTCCCTGATAATAATTTGCCCGTTTTCGCCCCAGAGCTTTGTTATCCTTGAATCCCAGATATGCGTGTCGTCCTCGAAGAGCGCATCCATCAGAGACTTCATCAGGTTATCAAGATCGGGTTTACCCTGATGGGGCTGCCCGTTCATCTCTGCACGCTTCTTTTTGCTCCAGCTATTCGGCATCGGAAGAACGAAGGTAACGTGTGAATTTGATTCAGGCATACAAATGCCCAGGAACCGGACGTGATCGCAAAAAGCCCGGTAACGCATAACTTCAGGGCGCTTCTTCCATTTGTCGGCACGCGTCATGCGTGGCTTACCCATCGGGAGGATGTTGTAGACTGTCACGATTACCCCCATGCCCGGGAACGCATGCTTTGCTGTGTCTTTGGAATGGTATTGTGCTGCGGTAGAAGTGCGCTAACTATCCAAAAGCGAGGATCAATATCGAGACATTTTTCGACGGTAACGCCTTTTGACTGATAACGGGTCATCAGCTCATTGGCTTCTTCGGTTGTCAGCCCGGTGTGAGTGAACCAGCTTTTCTTCATGCCGCCCCCCGCAGGAATGACGTCAAAAGAAAATTGCTGGCCCTATGAGGGGTCAGTAGGTATTCGTTCTGGTTTGATTTTAGCGCCATGGTTTCTCTCCAGTGGCGCAGCAGGTATAGGGTGTTCAGGCCTATGATTGTACATTAAGATAAAACGCTCATAAATGAAAGCTATAATCTCATTTTTCAATTTCAGATTGATTCATTATCTTTGTTTCATCATTTTTATTAGCACCAAACAGGTATCCAAGACCCAAAGTAATAATAGGCGTAAAAATCATCCATAAGTCTTTGATGTCTGAAACTAAATCTGCGACAGAGTAACCGTATGTATGAATAACAATCAAAGATGCGGTAATACAACCGAAGATCACTAGGGTAGTCGATACAATATAGTATATAACATTCGTCTTGGCATGATTCCCTGTACCTATATTTTTGGCATACTCTCCTTCTCGATCATTGTTTTTATCATTAGAACTTGTTGTACTTGATAGTTCTAACTTATCTATCTTTGTTCTTTTTGTTTTCGGGTCAATGGATGCATCCCCCTGCTGGTCAGCGTCTAAATCATCATCAAGGTCGCTCATGGTGTAATCTTTACTCATCACCGCTCTCCAGAATAACGGCAGGAGTTTTAATCAATTGAAAATGCAGTAAAAATGCGACGCCTGCTTTGTTTTCTATATTAAAGTTTACTTTATACTGAGTTTTGGTCTTAGTGCCATCATCTTTATCAACAGTAACAACATGAAACAAATTAAAAGTTTTACGCAAAAGACCTATATTAGATTTCTTTTTGATATATAGGACTTTAAAAAAAGCCTCATTATCCCCACAATCTAAAAAATCAATTTTTGTATCACTAGCTTTCTCGTCAGAGTTTTCTTCAAAAATATATTTCACTAAAAAATTAATATCTTTGAAATCTAATGAGATTTCACTCTCGGACATTGGAATGATATAACTACCAGAAAACACTATCTCTTGGGAATTAGTTAGTTTTACTATTGGTTTCATTTGCTTTAGCTTCCTTTGATGGAATGTTATCAATTTTTTTTGCTGGCTGTGACAACTGACAAACCCATATGGTTAAAAGAATAATTATGATGACAAATACAGCATGACTAAATAACTTCGCTGCGAACCCCTTTAAAACATAATAGATGAAAGACCACATAGTGAGATTATCAAAATAGTCCTTTGACCTAGTTACTTCCTTATTACCATCCATTTACAACCACCCTTTGTAAGGTAACAAAAAATTATATGCTTAAAATTTATGCATTTTATCTCCCAACCCTCTACTGATTTTATACGTTATCTGCTTCAAATAAAAGCACCTTGACCTGTGACAGTTGTCCAGTAACTTCCACCCAGCATCAGCATCAGCATCAGCATCAGCATCAGCATCAGCATCAGCATCAGCATCAGCATCAGCATCAGCATCAGCATCAGCATCAGCATCAGCATCAGCATCAGCATCTCAAATTTATCAAAATCAGAAATCTAATTGGGAAGACTTATAGAATTCACGTTTGTGATTAGATAACCAGCCTTCGCGAACATTTGTGTAAAGAGAGTAGGAGTTCCTACAATCTCATCATCCTGTAACGGCATGAATGACACCTCATCCCCGCGTCTGTACATCAGCGCACGCTCACCGTCAGGAAATGAGTGCAGTCTTGCAACGATAACCCCATCGTTGCATCTGATGACCGCGTAACCTTTGCTCGGTAATTCTTCTTTTTGTTTCACCAATCCCCCCTCCACACTGGAAAGTTACTGCATGCTGTCTCAATAAAACCAGTCGTCTGCGCTTTCCCAGGTCTGCTGGAGGATTTCCTCAACCTTTTTCTTCGCTTCCTTTTCTCCACCGTAAACACTCAAACCATCTGAGCCTGCGCGGCGTATAACCAGACTGCATTCATCGAACTGATTCTGGAGTCGTTTTAATAGTTCTTTTTCCAGCGCCGGGACCGAGCCCTTAGGAAGTTCTTTAATACGATCAATGGTTAATTCAACTTTCATAAATGCCTCCGCCGCTTTAACTGTATATTAATACAGTACACTGCAGGGTGGGTTTGATCAACGCTTTAACCGCACGAAATGCAAATGCGCATATCAGTTGATGAAAAAAAATCGCTGTAAGTGGCTTTCTATTAACGTGAAAACTCATTGGATTGGTATAGATCATCAAAATTAGTGGGCACTAAAACAAAGTTCATCTAACAAAAACTTCAGCACAAGCATTGCTCGTGGAGTCCGCTTAGTGCCAAAAGCAGGCATTTCTCCTTCGCAACCATTATGTATTAATCACTGGGGGTCAGGTCGTTTTCTATGAGGTCTATGCATTTTCTGAATGCCAGTTAAACGCAAACGTGATGACTGGTAAGAGAGTTACTGACGTAGCGGTGAATCATCAACGCTGGCGGATCATTTGCAGGAGGAGCGTTTACTGTTCCAAACCAGACAGGATTAGCCGGGCAGACGAAGCCACAAATGTAGGCAGGTATGTCCGCAAATGTACCAGCTATTGGTCTATGGACATGGCCTGTAGAAATGGCGAGTAGTCTGGTCGGGGAGCGTCTTATCAAATCTTCCATCTCAGTTAGACCTCTGCACATAGTTTCGTCTAGCGTTGGTATGCCAGATGCAAATACATGATGGTGCAAAAACAGCAATGAAGGAGGGCTGTCTGCGTCGCTAAATTGATTATCCAACCATTCCAGATGGTCAGTCGCACTGCCGTAATCCTTATAATTAACCGTCGAATCCAGACCAATCAGGCGAATGCCACCGGTATTATGAATTAAGTGCAGGGCTTCTCCTTGGGCATCGTGCGCCCATCTATTTTCATCCCAAACAGAACGCATCAGACTGCGGTCGTCTGAGTTACCCGGCAGGATATACGAAGGGTAATTTTGCTGATTCAGGCGGTCAGCTATCTGTACATAACCTTCCTGCCAATACCCATCCGTTAGATCACCTGTAAGTACCAGTACGTCCGGTTGCAGATGCGTAAGCCAATTTAATATCTGGTCGAACCGAAACAGATGATCATTCTCGGGTGAGGCGTGAATGTCTGAAACCTGCGCTATCAGCATAAAGGCCTCATACGATTATTGTGTGGGGAACAAGATCGTGATACATGGCCATAAATCCGGTTTCAAATTTCATTTTTTCACCACTATGGCAACAATGGACAGATTAATTAGGATCGGTAATTCAAAAGTTACGCTGAATCAAACTGGCTCCGAAGGCGGTCGGGAATTCACAGTAAATCGCTAAGTTTAATTTCTAATGCTCAGAGCCAATGTTAGCAGGGATGCGTAAGGTCCGCTTTTCGCTCATAGCGGACCTTTAAGGTTTGTAGATGCCGCTGATAAGCGGCAATCTTTTTCCATCAACCTTATGTGTTGCTGTGTGAAAAGCGCTTCAAGTCGAAATCAATTATGGCGCGTTGGTCGCGGAAAATGCCGCACCGGCCGTAACGAATAAGTTCTCCACGCTGAACGGCAATACGCATATATTTCTCAGCGGTGGTGCGATGGAGATCGAATATCGCAACGACTTCTTTCGTCGTGATACGGCTATGCTCATTCACCATCTCGATGATCCGGGCGATGATTCGAACTCGCTCACTGTGTGATTTTGGTCTCGGCATCGGTTACGCCCTCCCCGCCAGGCGCAAGCAGTCTTTACGACGCTTGGCGATACGAGCAACCTCAACAGCGTTCCCGGCGATACCAAACATTTCTGAATACACCGCAGCAGCTCTTCGCCACAGCCCCTTTTCCTCAAGTGCCTTCGCTTTATGTTCGGCAGCCTGCATCCTGAGCGGATCGCTTTTTTCAACCATGCACGGGAGGATTACGTCTGGAATATCTGCATGCGGTACCGCCCGGTATGTGTACTGAACGCTGTCACGTAAGCGAATAATCACGCCTTCGTCACTCAGCTCGCGCAGAAGTCTGCCCGCCGTCCCGCCAGCCATATCCAGCGCTTCGGACACATCGCCAACGGCGCAGTTCGGTTGGTAGCGCACAAACACCGCCACCTGCTCTTTTTGGGTTAATGTTTTGGTCATTGGTCAATACTCGATTAGTTGGTTAAACCTGCCGCTTTACGGCGTTGGTACTCTTCCATCAGCAGCTGTGCCGGAGTTGGCCCTGCCGGATGCTGCGGTGCAACTAGCTGGCGACGGATTGGTGGAATCGAAAGCCCGTTGCTTATGTGCTTCGTCCATTTGGTTAATAACCTCTCTGCCAGTTTTTTAAGTTCCCCCTCGGTCATCTGACGCTCAATACCAGTTCTCCGCATTTCGATGCAGATGTGATACAACACCGGCTGCGGCCACGGATATTTGTCACTACCCGAAAAACGATACGACTCGTTACGCCAGCGTCGGTATTCACTCATCACCCGGTCGGATGCCAGCCCGAACGGATTGGCACCACTCTCTGAAACCAGCGAAACGAACTCAGCAAGATCCGGGGGCCACGTATTACCTACTGCGCAACGGTCCATGCATTGCTGACAAACCAATTTGATCTGGCCCTCAGTCATCGAACCTATCTGAGCTATCCATAGGGCCGTGGGTTCTGCCCCATTTTTCTGCGTCCAGCGGTTCGAGAAGATTTCCCCCATCACCTGCCATAACCGCCACGCCGTCTCCGTCGCCATCAAGTCCGTTCCGGCGTCGCCACTCTGCGTGTGCTGACTGTATTTGCTGAACAGCTCGGGATGCTGCTGACTGTGGTCGAACTGATGCATTCTCGGTACCTCCCGTTTGTGGTGCTTTCAGAACCTTTGCGCGATCCAGGTGGCGAGCGAACTTCTGCTCCCACTGAATTTGATGAAATACTTTCCCTTCGGCTTGCCAGTAAGCGATGAAGCTGCTTAGCTCGGCTTCGATATTTATGCCCACCTTGATAGGCATGCCCCACAGGTTTGCCTGTCGTGCAAAGTCGGCTGTTGGCTTCCAGTCTTCAAACATCCGGAATTTGCCGAATGGCTGATGTTGCCCAATTACGATACCTGGCTGATCCGGATAATCAGGAATTACAGGTTCGACCAGTTCTCTATGTGTGGGGTTTAGATCTTTATGGTTCCTTGGAAGATTCCGTGTCCCGTTTTTGGGACTGTTTAAAGGGAAAAACGGTACTCTTTGGTTAAAATCTGAACTGTTAACAATCCCGTTTTTGGTACCCTTATCACCTGAAATAGTCCCGTTAATGGCACTGTTTGTATTAACAGTTCCGTTTTCGGTACGGTTCAAATTAACCGTACCGTTTTTGGGATCCTTTAAAGAGTTCCGGTTTTGGGTCTGTTCGGCATCGGGGATGCTTTCCTCAACACCGACCAGCTTGTACACAGGAATTTGCTTTGTCCTGCCGCGCCGTGCACCTGTATCGACAACCAGGCCGATTTCCTGCAGATGCTGCAAGCCTGCAAGCACCGTTTTTCTGTCCATCTCAGTAGCCTCTGCAAGCGCAGCGACGGATGGGTAAGCGCACAAGTCAGCGCCGCACATATCAGCCAGCCAGGTCAGGATCGCCTTACTGGAGGATTTTCCGGTCTTAACTTTCTTGGCCCAGCGCATTGCATCAATGCTCATTAAGCCTCCGGGTTGAATTCATTGGTTAAAACTCGATTAAAAAAATTGCGGCGCTACGGCGCTGATGCTCGCCAGTAGTGGTCCCGCCGCGTCAGCAGGTAACATGTTGAACAAAGCGATTGCCGCTTCGCGGATCTCCTTCTCAAGCTTTTGCAGCGGTGCTCCCAGCAACTTCGCCTGATGCGCCTCACTGCATTCTTTGACTGCACTCGCCACCAGCTCGGCTTCCGTTCTGGCGTTACTGAGTCCATGCTTTCTGGCTATCTCAATAGGCATAGCTGCGAGGATTGCGCCCGACAGCTGCATAACGTAAGCAGTATATTTCTCCGACCCTCCTTCATTTTTCAGATAACGGAATAAATTCTGCTTATTGACCGCGATGCCGCGGCCCCCTTCCTTCGCCCACTGCTCAGCCACCAGCTGAGCGATTTTTTCCTGCGCCTGACCGGGCAAAGAGGATTCCCACTCCCTAACTGCAACCTGTATTGAACGGTGCTTAAAGCTATCTCGCCGATGCGCCATAAATTGATTTTGAGTTTTCAGCGGTCCGGCCAGGCGTTGGTTATGATGTTGATATGTAGCTGACTGCATGATTAAGCCTCCTTCTGAGGTAAACCATCTGTTGCGTTGGGATAGAGGTCTGGACGTAATTCATGCGGGGTGACTTCCCAATCCAAAGCTCTGCATGCGTTTAAAACCTCTGTGCTTGCTACCTGAGTACGAAACCAGACAGATACAGTCTGCGAGTTTTTACCTAAGCGGCGTGCCAGTTCTGATTGGCTGCCACACAGCGAAATAATTTTTTGTTGAATGTGTTCTTTCATGCTTCCTCCCAATTTATGAATCACATGATTGATAAATAATTTGTCAATGTCAAGAAACTTAATCAATCACATCTGATAAGAAAGTTTGTATGCTTGCTTATGGGTTTGATTTGGATACGAACATGAACTTCGAAGAAAGACTGTTACGAGCTCTTGATGAAGCCGGGATATCTCAATCTGAGCTGGGCCGCAGAGTGGGGGTAAACTCACAAACGGTTAGTAACTGGTGCAATACAGGTAATTTCCCTCGCAAGGAAAAGTTGGCTTTATTCCCGGAAGCATTAGGTAAGCCACTGTATTGGTTCTTTTTATCTGATGAAGAAGAGGCGCATCTTAAGGCAACCAGCGAAAGCAAAACGGTATTGAACGAGAAACAAGCTGCGTTGTTGGAAGTTTTTGATCAGTTACCTGAAGTTGAACAAACCAGGTTCATACAGCTGGCCAGCGACCGCCTCGAAGAGCTCGATAAATTTATGGCTGAATTTCTCAGCAAACGGAAGATTGAGCCCGCTCCAACCAAAGACTGATAAAGAACACTCTAAAGGCCGCATTTTGCGGCCTTTTTTTTGCCTCTAGTATCTCCTCAGCCCTCCTCTAAAAATCATCACTACAATTATTTATGTCAATTAAGTATTGACCTATGACATATTTATTTGTAGCCTGATTTTAGAAAATCAGTCATCAAGGCAGGACGCCCACGAAGTAGCTGCCGGTGGCATACGAAACACCGGATGAGATGGCAAGACAATCGCGCAGCAGGTTTACCGTTCCGCCAGCCTGGCGTTAAAGGCACACAGGAGTTAACCATGATCGATTTCGCACGCAAAAAAGCTGGCTGCCAAGCCGTTCGCTTAAATCTGTTTGAAGTTCTGGTTCGTAAGCTTTGCTACTTACTGGCCCAAAAAGGCAATCCAGAGCTAAAGGCATGAGCTCGTTCTTTGCCCTAATCGTTACCGTCTGTGCCCTCACCGGAGAATGCTCAGACATCATGCTCGGTGTATACAAAACCGAATCTGGCTGTGATGCAGCTGCCAAAGAGCAGCACATTAAAGGAGAGTGTTATCCGTATAAACCGGCTGAAGACCAACAGCCTGCTTTCAAATTTTAATCGAGTTAAGACCTATGGCTTCTACCAGCCCTTAAAAGCACAAAACCCGCGCAAGGCGGGTTTAGTACCCGGTCAGCCGACCAAAGCTTTCCGGAATCGA